CTTGTTTCTGACGACGTGTACCCAATACCGTTTTTGGAAAACGCGCTGTTTGCTATGCAGCACAAAGAATACCTTAAAATGATGGATCGCACCATTGTGTCAAGGTCTATTGAGTTGTTACGGCAGATTAAAGTCGGTTCGGACGAGTTTCCCGCAACTGACGACGACATTGAGGCAACGTCCACAGCAATTGCAAACGCCGCTGCGTCTGGCGACCGTGTGTTTAACTTGTTTACCAACCACACGGTCAACATCGAGTGGGTACTCCCGCCCTTGGAGGCTCTGCTTAACGAGTCTAAGTATATGGAACCAAATGCGGAAATCTTCTTTGCGCTGGGATTCCCCCGTATCTTAACTACAGGCGAATCAATGCGTAGTAATTCTTCGGATAGTCGCGTGGCATCCTTAGGACCATTGGCAACGCTTACCGATCTCCGTGAAAAGATTATCTACTGGGTTGAGTGGCTTTACGAAGATCTAGCTACGCGCAACGGTTTTGACTCATGGCCAGAACCTTACTTTTCTCCAATTCAATTTCAGGATATGACCGCATTGACGCAGTTTGCAATTCAAGCACAGCAAGTAGGCGCCATATCCAAGGACACGATTGCTCAACTGTACAATACCACTTATGAGGAAGAGCAGGTAAAAATCCAATCAGAGGTACAGAATGAATCAACTCAACCAGCCGCTCAGCCACCTTCCGATGGAAACAACCCATCAAAAGAACAAACTACTCCTGCCGGGACAGGGGTACAGCCTCCGCAGGGGGAGTGAACCGTACAAAACGTTTACGGTGCATACAACTAATGGAGCTGCCGGTTCGATGGGTGATGCCGAGTTAAACTACATCGCGCATTCTCCAAATATCTCCGCTCACTACTTCATTAACAAGCAGGGAATTATCTACCAAGTACTTGATCCAGTTCACTTCGTTGCATGGCACGCGGGCGAAGTAAGCAAAGACAGTTACAGCAATTATTACGCAGTTGGTGTAGAAATGCACTTTTCGCCAAAAGAGCTCTACTGGACGGGTGAGATGTGGGCGTCGTTAACTAAACTAGCACGTTGTTACAGCGCGCTAGAGCGTGTAACTCACCGTCAAATTGCGCGTCCGGCCGGACGAAAGATAGACCCCTCAGGAGTCACGGACAGCCAGTTTGTTAACTGGTCCGCAAGCTTAAATAAACAATACGTATTGGCCAAGCTTCGGGTAAATACTAACGTGCGAAGTAGTCCGATTTTTGGGGTAAACATCATTGGTGTACTTCCCGCTGATCTGACGGTTGTGCTCGAAAAGCAACCAGTGCCCGGAGGCGTTTACAACAGCAGCAACTTGTGGTATTATTGTAACTGGGTAGGTTATGTTCACTCCTCACTTGTTGATGTAGGGGGTGACATATGAGCGATCAAACACTTTACGCGTTAATTACCGGAGTTGTTTCTTTTGCACTTGCGTGGTTCTCGTTTAAGAAGAGCGGTAGCGACAATACAACTAAGTTTCAAGACAGTCTGTTGCTGCGTATCGAGTCACTTGAATCAGACAACGAAACGCTGAGAAGCAAAAACGAGCAGTTGCTCAACGACAACCTAGCCGAAAAGCAAAAGCAAATGGAGTTAGAGCAGAAGATTATTCAGCTGGAATCGGATAAACTCCGCATGCTTGACCGTATCCAAGATTTGGAGCGCGTCGTTGCTGAGATGGCAACTAAATTTAACACTATGGAGAAAGCAAATGGATCTTAAGACTATGGAACTGGCGTACCAACTTATGGTCGGTATAATTATCCCCCTTGCGGTCACGAGCCTTAAACAAGCGCATTGGCCCAGTGTTCAAAAGTTTGCGTTGGTATTTGGCCTGTCCCTTGTGGCAGCCGCCTTAATCCCTTTGGCAAATCTTACTTCCGGTAAACCGTTTGATGCTGAGTTGTTGTTTCAGTCGTTAACTGTAATTTTTACCACGTCGCAAGTAATCTATCGGGCCGCTATCAAACCTTTAGCGTTTGAAACCGCAATTAATCCACAATCAGCGTTGCTGAGTTTGGTGAAAGATCAAGTGAGTATGTTTTTGCAGAACATGGACAAAGAAACAGCCGCTAACTTACTTGACCCCAATGGTACGCAGACGGTAAAGGTATCGATCAGCCAAGAAACGGCTGCAAAGCCTGAATAGCTCTTGACAAACAAGAACCTCCCCCACTATAATGGGGGAGGTTTTTTATTTATGGAGGACTTATGGATCAGAATCACAAGAAGTGGTTAGTCACGACCGCTGACGGCAGTACGCAAGTTGTCGAAACTTACACGAAGAGCGCGGAAGTTTGCAACGCGGATGGATCATTGGCAAAGCTACTTAGTCCTAAAGTTGTAGTTGATCTGCCTAAATCCAAACAAAAACCGGAAAAAAAGGTAAAGAATGATTAGTTTGTTAGTTACGTTTATCCTCTACTGCACTCCGGCTGGGTGTGAGCGTGTGCAAATATCGCAAGAAGCGTTAGCAGTAATGGCGTGCGAGTCCGGAGACACGCAAACTCTGGGATCGTACTCATGGGATGTTATCAATGTGAACGAAGACGGGACTCAAGATGGCGGAGCATTTCAGTTTAACGACCATTGGGTGTGGAATCCGGATGACGGTTGGATTTTGCGTCAGGCGTTTGGATCTGACTGGAGAAGTCTGGTTGCCGAGTACCCAAGCGCAGATAAAGCCCCGGCCTATACGCAGTATCAATTGTTTCAGACACTCTGGGATGACGGACGCGGTTGGAGTCATTGGGCGTCAAGTCGTTCTTGCTGGTCCAAGTGGATGTACATAAAAAATAATCAAGCGACTTGGCGCTAAAGGACTAGGTATGAAAATACGTTACTGCGTAGTAACATTAAATCAAGTAGACTGGCTAGTAGATAAACATCTAGCCAGTCTAGACACATCAGTAATTGACGGGCTGCACTTACACTTTTCAGAAGTTGAGCAGCAGCAGTATCAAAAACAGTCGTTTAGCTTACCGCTCGACATTGTACCGCTCAGTAAGTGGCTAGAAAAAACAGAAGTAAAGTGGACAATTTCTGCGTCAATGGACAACTACGGTGTTTCTTGCGCGTGGAATCAGTTTGTACGCGACGCGAAGCGCGACGGGTATGATGCGGTGATCGTCGCCAATGACGACATCACGCTGTATCAGGGCACGGTGCAAGCGTTAGCGGCCTCCCTTAAACAAGGCAACAGGTTTGTATACGCAGAAACAACTGAGTCCGCGTTTACGTTGTTTGGTATGCATTGCGATCTGGTAGATACAATCGGTGAGTTTGACGAAAAGTTTTGGCCCGCTTACTTTGAAGACAACGACTACCGGTACCGACTGCGTCTTGCAGGAATTATGCCTGTGGCCGTGCAGTGTAGCGGTTACTTACACGCAAAGTCGGCTACGCTGAGTAAGTTTGGCATAGAGCGAAAGCTAATGCACTTCCACAACTTTGACAAAAACGAGGATTACTACGTTGAGAAGTGGGGAGGATTACCGGATGACGAAAAATACACCACACCGTTTAACGCCCAAGTCGCTGATTAAACATACGCTAATCACGTTAGTTATCGATATGTCAATCAATAATCACAACGAGATTATGCGACTGCTGCGCTCACTTGAGCGTCGCAGCAATCCAATCACGGTGAACGAGGTTATGGGTAAGAAGTTAGTCTGGCAAGTGATTGTGCTTGACTTCGATGAGCAGTTTTGGCAAACAGTCGCCGAAGGTAACGGGTTTGAGTTGTACATTCAAGATATGAACCGGTATATGGAGGTAGCATGAAGATAGGGTACGGAATCATTACCCTCAATCAGTTTGAGTGGGTAATAGACAAGCATTTACCAAGTGTAGACTTGTCGTTAGTTGACCTCGTGCACGTGCACGTAAGCGAAGGAGAGAGCACACGCTATCACCAAGCAGTAATTGGAAACAATTGGGTAGACCTCGTTGCGGCTAAAGTTCCTGCAGATAAACTAGTCATGTCTGACTCGGTAGGCAATCTTGGTGTCGCGCCCGGTTGGAATAAGTTATGTAAGCTTGCGTTTGATCGCGGTTGTGATGCGATCGTTATTGCGAACGATGACATCATCCTAGATCCGCCCACACTTCCCAGCACGGTGTTGTCGTTACAACATGCAGATTTTGTCGCCTGCCCCGGACAGAACATGTTCTCGTTCTTTGGCATCACCCGTAAGCTGTACGAAGCCGTGGGTGAATTTGACGAGAACTTCTGGCCCGCATACTTTGAGGACAATGACTACGACTACCGCATGAAGCTCGCTGGATTCTCGCGCTACACGATCGCAGAGTCCGGATTCTTTCACCAAGGATCGGCCACGCTTAAGAACTATACTGAACAGCAGATGAACGCGCATCACCACAACTTTGGTAAGAACCGCACGTACTACGCGTCAAAGTGGGGGGGACTTCCCCATTACGAGGCATTTCAAACGCCGTTTAACATCCCTCTTGACAAGGGCTCATCGTTGTAGTATATTACGGAGGTAATTGATCGTTAAGGAGTTTGCGATGACCTACTTTATTCGGAAACGTGGTTCGGTATGGGAAATTGTACGACGGACGTGGTTGTTGGATCAAGTGATCGCATACGCGCTGACGGAGCGTGGAGCAAAGAACGTAATGACGTTTCATGCAACAAAGGACAACCAAAATGAGCAATGATGTACACTTTCGCGCAGTGACCGACGATCTAGGCGTTACGGTAATGCCCCACGTCGATGGCGGTTACGCGTGGTTTGTGACAGTGGGTGATCGGGAGTCTTCCAACGACAACTTGATTTACTTTCGCATTCCTGCGAGCACGGTGGACGAGGCATTTGCTACAGCATTCTTAGCAATCATGGGGAAGACTAACGTGTGGAAGATTAAAGCACGTATTGCACTGGAATCGCTACTCCATGGTAAGGAAGGCACGGTCGTTTGGACCAACGCTTACAAGTGTGGTTATGCTGTGGTATACTTAGACAAAGGGTTCTACAAAGGACACGCGGCTGAGTGGAGCAGCGATTTTCGCAGATCGCACAAGGCCGAAAGCCCTGTGCAAGATTCATTAATGGACGCAGTTGCGTGGTGTCACAAATTTGTTGACAACGCTCCGCCCATGTGATACAATGCGGACAAGTTAATATTTGGATGCTAACAGCAAGCCCACCAGCAATGCCATTCTTTGCAGATAACAAAAGCATCCAGTCCTAGGTTACGTACAGCAAACACAAACTGTAAGATATGGGTTCTCACAACCAATCGTAACCTGCCTCACAAGTTAATATTTTGGCTGGTCACAGCAACCCAATCATTTCTATTAATAAAAAGGTGCGGTAATGCCGCACCAACCAGCCAGTTCTACTTCCTAGGTTAATCACAGCAATTAGAAGGTTTATGTAACCTGAAAGGAACGCACCATGTTTGCAGCAGCAGTTCGGAATCAAACGACTTTTACGGAGAACGGTATGCCCTCGCTTCAGTCGAGTGGCAGCGCCGTGACGGATCTGTTCTACAACATCGGGGCGATGCGGGGGAAAGACCCAGTGCCCGCGTTTGCGGCCGCATTTGGGGAGAACATGGACTACGCGTTACGGATCGCGCTCTGGGCGCGTGATGTACGAGGTGGCGCCGGAGAGCGTAAGCTTTTCCGAGATATTTTGCTTTGGCTCGAAATGGCCAATCCTGCAGCAGCTGCGCTCTTGGCATTAAAAGTGCCGGAAGTAGGCCGCTGGGATGACTTGCTGGTCTTCAACACACCCGAATTAAAGCATGTCGCGTATGCGTTGATTCGTCAGGCGTTGCAGAACGGTAATGGATTGTGCGCGAAGTGGATGCCGCGTAAAGGGGCGATTGCCGAGGAATTGCGTACGTTTATCGGTCTTAACCACCGCGCGTATCGCAAATTGTTGGTCGGTTTGACCACGGTTGTCGAAACTCAGATGTGTGCCAAGAATTGGGACGAGATTAATTTCTCACACGTTCCTTCGGTGGCCGCATCTCAGTATCGCAAGGCGTTTTTTCGCAACACCCAGAACTTTGCACAATATGTAGAGGATCTGAAAAACAAGGTGAAGGGCGTGAAAACAAACTCCGCAGCGTTGTACCCACATCAGTTGATTGCAGCGCTGGATGGCAATCGTAACCCCACGTTAGTCGGCCACATTCAAGCACAATGGGACGCGTTGCCCAACTATGTTGGAGATACAAACGTATTGGCCATGGTTGACGTATCGGGGTCAATGACCACGGTCAGCCTTGAGAAAAGCACGATCACTGCCGCCGACGTAGCTCTTAGCCTTGGGTTGTATGTCGCCGACAAGAACAAAGGACCGTTCAAGGACACGTTCTTGACGTTTTCGGGCGATCCTGAGCTGTTGCATTTGCGAGGTAACCTCGTTGAGAAGCTGGCCCAAATGGATAGCTCGAAGTGGGGGATGAACACGGATTTGGATAAGGCGATCAACCTTATCCTGCAAACCGCGATTACTCACAAGGTACCGCGGGGCGAAATGCCGAAGATTCTCTTAATCTTGTCCGACATGCAATTTGATGCAAGCGTAAAGCACGACTTACGTGCGTCGCAAATGCTTGCTCAGGCGTACGAAGTCCGCGGGTACGAGATGCCCAAGGTGGTGTTCTGGAATCTCAACGCACACGACGACGTGCCGGTAAATACTCACCAAATGGGGTTCGCACTCGTCAGCGGATTCT